CCCAGTCGGCGGGCTGCCCCTGCACGGGGTACTCCTCGCCACGGACGCGGACGGTGTCGGTGCGGCTGATCGGGTCACCGGAAGGCAGGTAGAGCGTCCATCCGGAGGTGACCGCGTTGCGGGCGTCCTGCACCGGCTCAGCCGACGGGCGGGGCTCGAGGGGCGCGACGGTTACGACGTCGCGCTCCGAGCCCGCCACGGCTTCGGTGCCCGCGTAGGGGTCGGCGTCGGTGCCGGGCGTGATGACGGTGATGGTCTCGCCGAGCATCAGTACCCGTCCGCGGCGTACCAGGGGAAGTCGTAGCCAGCAGGCGGCGGCCCGGTTGGGACATAGATCGTGCCCGCTGAGGCGTCCTCACGGGTCACGCTGAGCGTCCCGAGGCCGGACGGTGAGGTGCGGAACCGGCCAAGGGCTGCCTGCTCGTCAGCGGTCAGGTAGAGGCCGTTCTGGGCGGCGTCGAAGTAGCCCTCGCCGAACGGACCCTTGGTCCACTGCCGGACGTTGGTGTTCGGCGGCGAAAGATAGACCCGCGCCGCCACCTGGACGACGATGTCGACCACGTCGTCCGGCACGTCGTCGGTCCATTCCTTGCTCGCATAGGCGGCCACCCTGTTCGATGCCGCCAGCAACACCGCCTCCGCCCGGTCGAGCTCCGGGCCGGTAGAGATCGCCTGACCCGTCCACGCCTCAAGCGTGGTGAAGGGCGGAGGCAGTGTCGCCATCAGGTGACTCCGATCAGACCGGGTCGGCCACGGAGACGGCGCGGTCCGCGTCGAGGGTCGTGGCGCCGACGAAGGTGTCGACGACGCTCTGGTCCTCAAGCTGCAGCGGGTTGTAGTGCTGCAGCCAGCGGAGCGCGAACCCGTCCTGGGACACCACGGCCGACTTCGCCGCGCCCTCCGGGGGGCGACTCGGGCGGGTGACCAGCGCGAAGGCGTCACGGTGGTAGGCCACCGACTTCGTCAGGTTCGGGTCGGTGACGATCGTGAAGCCGAACAGGCGACCGATGGTGGCCTCCCGCAGCATCCCGTCCGTACCGGACTCGTTGGCCTTCTGAAGCTGCTCCACGTTGAGGATCGCGGCCTCGGCCTCAGGGGTGACGGCGAAGAAGCGGTCGGTCATCGGCACCTTGCGGGCGTTGAGCACCTGCCGCGCCGCGATCAGCACCGCGATCGCGTTCGAGCCGTCCGCGGCCAGCAGCGGGATGCTCGCGTCGGTGGCGACCGCGTTCATCTCGGTGAGCAGCGGAGCGGACACGCCGTCGGCCACGGACTCGGCCTGCGGGCGCAGCACCTGGGTCTCGAGGCTGGTCAGCGTGAAGGTGTTGAAGTCGTCCGGCAGGCGAACGGCCTTGTAGACCTGCGTGTCCATCGTCACCGGGACCGTGGCCTCGGTGATGTCGTCGAACACGATCGCCGCACGGGCGGCCCGGTTCGCGTCGGTGTACTCACGCGAAGCGCCGACGGTGACGGGGGTACGCACGTCCACGGTCCTGCCGCGGCCGGCGACGAACTCCGAGGAGAAGTCCTGGCGCACGGTGCGGGGGAGGGTCGTGAGGTAGCGCAGGGCGGCGAGCGTCGAGCGCGCCGCCTGGGTGGCGGTGTAGAGGTCGTTCGCCATGTCAGAACTCCTTAGAGGTCAGGTTCGGCCGCCGCAGACGACATGGCGTTGTCTGTGCGGTTGATCAGTCGCGGAACATGCGTTCCGCGATCTTGCGGGTGTCGGTCTCCTCCGGCTCCTTGTCCGGGTCGAGACCTCCGCGCAGCGCCTCCAGGGGCTTCTGCGTGGCGGGGCGCTTCGTGGGGGCGACGAGCTCGACCAGCGCCTCGGCGTCGGCCAGCATCTCCTCACGGTTGGAGCCCTGCAGGCGCTTGGCGATTGCGAGCGGGAGACCCAGCTCGTAACCGACCTCGAGCCGCAGGTTGGCGACCGAGAGGTCGCCGTTCTGCTTGGTGAGGTCGTCCACGCTGGCCGCCTTCTTCTCGGCCTGGGTGGCACGCTCGCGGAGCGCCTTGTTCTCCGAGTTGACCTTGGTGATCTTGCGCTTGGCCCGCTCGGGATCCCACTGCTCGTCCTTGTCGGTCTCCTCCGGGGAGTCCGTCTCGGCCTCAGTGGGCTTCTGCTCCTCGTCCGGCTTCTCGTCGGTCGGGGTGTCCTGCGTGGTGTCCTCGTCGGACATGGCGACCCTCCCGGGGTCTAGGGGATACAATAGCCGCCCACCGGGGGCGGAAGATCAGAGATAGACCGGCTGCGCGCTGCAGGCGCAGTGGTCGTGGGACTCGAAGTCGGCCGTGGACTCGCTGTAGACGGACCCGCGACCGGCGAGCATCCGGCAGAAGTCGCAGCCGCCCGAAGTGACCCGCTGCCAGCCAGCGGTGCGGGGGTCGGCGACGGCGGTCTGCCGGACGGTGTCGCGTCCCGCGTCGAGCACGAGCCGGGTAGCGGCACCGGAGGACTGGACGAAAGCGTCGATCATGGCCTGCTCGGCGGTCTTCCCTGCCAAGGTCGATCGCTTGATGGCGACCAGGGTCGTCACCCGCAGCGCCGTCGACATCTTCTCGCCGGCCACCCCTGCGAGCTTCACGCTCGGATCGCCAGGGACGCCCGCGGCCATGCGGTGCGCCCGCAGGTACAGCGAGGCGAGTCCCGCGGCGCGGGTCGCGTCGCGGGTGACCAGCGCAGAGGCCCCGGCGAACCACGCTGGGAAGGTGCGTGCCAGGTCGTCGTAGGAGAGCGCCGGCCAGAGGCGCTGCAGGTCGCGGATCGTCTGCGCCCGAAGCGCGAGGTTCTGCGCCCGATACTGCCGAGTCAGAGTGTCCATCAGGCGATGGACTGGGCCTGCTGGTCGAGCACGGCCGTCAGCGCGCCGAGAGCGTCACCCTCCGCCGCCATCGCCTTCCACTCGTCTCCGTCGGCCTTCGTGTTGCCCGGGATGTCTGCCCAAAGCGCCTGCACGGGTACGCCGAGCATGGTGGCGTACTTGCCGAGCGCGTCCGCGGCCTGCGACATCGACCGGACCTGCATGTCCTGCCACGTCACGCGGGCCACGAAGTCCTCGGCGGCCTCGTCGTTCTTCTCCTGCGCCGCAGCGAGCCGTAACGCCTGGTTGTGGGACTTCCCGAACGCCATCTGGCGCTCGTACACCTTCTGCGTCAGCCCGGCCCTCAGCTCGGCGATCGCATCCGCCGACAGGTTCGCCACCTTGCCATTCAGCGACGTCGCCGGCACCTGCGCGACGGCGGCGAGGGTGTCGATGTCGGAGTCGTAGCCCTTCACGAACCCGTCCAGCGGCGTCTCGTCCAGGGTGCCGAACTTCGTGTTGGGATCCTTCGCGGTCAGCATGTCCGACTGCCGCAGCACCAGCATCCGCTCCCGTGCCACCCGCTCCGCGGCCTGCTCGGTAGTCTCGCCCTCCCGGGGCGTCAGATCCGCCGGAGCGATGTCGATGCCCGCGATCGTGCGGACCTTCCACGAGTTGAAGTGCTGGGTCAGCAGCCGGTCATAGGAGGTCTTGTTGATCCGCTGCGCCAGCGGGATCAGCGGGGCCACCTCACCGTCGGCGCGGCCGTCGAGGTCGAGCTGGTTCGCGTACCGGACAACCGGACAGACGCCGGTGCCGTGCGTGCGGGACTCGATGAACTCCACCTCGTCGCCGACGTTGCCGGTTGACAGGTAGTAGACCGACTCCTCGTCGTAGAGCCGAAACAGCCACTTCGAGCCCGAGGCGTCGCCGCGCAGCGCGAACATCGGCCAGTCATCCTCGGCCGGGTCCTGGTAGACCGCGTGCATCCTGCGCGGAGAGACGCCGCGTAGCACCGACCGGGCGCCGTCCGCGTCCTCGCCGGGCAGGACCGTCACATAGGCGAGGCCGTAGCCGAGCGCGGCCCGGTGGATGGCCGTCTGGCGGGTGTCGAAGTCGTTGCGCTGCCACGTCTCCCACGGGCCGGCGTTCTCCCGGTTCTCCGGCGAACGGTAGCCGTCGACGTACATCGCCTGCGCGACCGTGGTCACCACCAGCTTCAGCCACGGCGTCTTCGCCAAGTCAGCCAGCCAACGGTGCTCCCGTGAGGCGTTCCGGGGCAGCGTCAGCCGCTCCTGGTCGTCGACCAGCCAACTGTGGACAGGCTCGAGGCGGGTGCGCTCGGCGCGCCACTGCGGCCAGAGCGAGTCGCGGAACAGCTCGACCACAGCGGATTGGTTCAGCATCAGAGCGCCCACACCTCTCCGCTATGCACAAGCTGCTTCGGTCGGGCCGCGGCGTGCGCGAACCCCCACAGGGCGAGAGTCGCGGACACGAGCGGCGTGATGTCGGTGTTGACGTCCCGGCGGGTCCAGGCGAACAGCCCAGCGAGGTCACGCTTCGCGGCGGCACCCAGCGCGGCAGTCAGGAGCGGCTGCTCGATGTGGACGGCGTCGCCCTCGGTGAACGCCTGGTGGAAACCGACGCACGCCTGGGCCATCTCCCGCGCCGAGACCTTGTGGACCTCCAGCCCCGCGCCCTCGATCGCCGGCAGCAGCGCGCCAGCGCCGCCGGCCGGGTCGAGGACGATGATGCAAGGGTCGTTCTCGTTCAGCTTCACCAGCGCATCGACCACCCAGGCCGTCCCACGCTGGTTCTTGACCACCTCGACGTGCTTGCGCCCGTCCGCCCGCTCGCCGGCCACCGCGAGGGAGGCCGTGGCGTTCATCGGGGCCACGTCGAGAGCGATCGCCACCGGGTCGAGCACCTGAGACTCGCTGTCGCCGTGGTTGCGCCACACGACCGAGTCGATGACGGTCTTGGAGACCGCCTTCTCCCACATCCCCAGTCGCTCACGGGCGAAACCGTCAGCAGAGAAGCGAGCCCGCTCCCCCTCGACGACATCGATCTGCAGACGACCGCTGGCCAGCGCCGGATTCACGCCGAACCAGTGGCGACGGTCGTCCAGGTCGACTTCCTCGCCGTCAGGGACCTCGACCGACCACTCGTGCCAGCACAGGCGCTTCGACTTGCGGGACAGCGCCTCGTCACGGACGCGAATGAAGACCTCGCCGTTGGCCTTTGGCCCCGGCGGGGTGCCGGTGAAGATCCACTGCGGGT